ATCGCGTTGACGTTAGCGGCAATGACAGAGGGATTGGAAAACCAATACTTGTCATGGGGAACGGTCACGACTGTTTCATAGGTCGAGGCCCCAGGAGTGAAACGAATGTTTTCGTGCCACATGTCGAGGTCGACTGTGAACGTGACGGCTGATGCAGCTAGAGCGAACGGGAAGAGGAGCAGGGCCTTGGTATAGCCATGGCTCGCCCTTTGTCCGAGGGGCGGCAGAATGTCCTGGTTTTGAACCGAGGTAGCTGTCGCTCCAGCAGCAGAAACCGTGTTAACCCACTGAACGAGTTCAGCAGGTTCATGGTCAGCGGCAGTAGACGGAACGAATCGAAATTCGGACTTACCGGTCACGACGTTCATGGTGGTCGTTTGGGTGTTGAACGTTGAGTTCTGGAGATCCGCTACCGTGGAGTACTTGTACCCCACAGTGGGCAGCGAATCGAAAGAAACTAACGCGCGGTCGGAATCGACGAGATAGACCCTGCCTCCTAGGTTTGCAGAGGTCGCATTCTCAGCGATTCGAAGTCGGGCTCCGATGAACCGACCACGACCAATACCCATTCCATAGGTACCATCGGTGGCGTACTGTCCTGCCAACACAGTTGGGAGGGTTACAGAGCCAGTTCCGTTGATTCCATTGGACGACTTAACACCGGTGAATACCGAGATCGTCGGAAAACTGGTTGGGCTGCCAACGCCTCCTGTAGCATCACCAATGATGGTGTTTGCACAAGAGTAGTGAGGATTAAAGACGATTGTATATCCGTCTCCATCCGCAGCTATAGCGGGGAGGGTAATACGATGGGTGATGTATTGACCTCGAGTCTCGCCAGCGGTACCACCAGTCGGGTGGTTGGCAGGTGGGGCGTCAATGCGGCCTGACGCAAAGTCAGAAAGCATTGCAGCCTTACCAGTCCGGGCAACAGGTGCCCTAGCCTTCGCAGTAGCATTAGCGGTTCGTCGTCTTTCAAGTTCGACGAGCTTCCTTTGCATCTGCTGGTTAGCGATACGTTGATTTTGTATCTTCTTCTTTTCGGCTTGTGTAGTGATTGTTTAAACTCCCTCCCTTGTGGGGACAAAGACGCTTAGGATCACCATCCGGCGTTTTTAGCATAACTGCCTACCTTTTCGGTTCGGCTGCAGCGCATTCCACCTGCATCACAAAGCTATTTTAGATCAAATTGTGAAATCATCACGCGATGATTATGATCGTGAGGTGTGAGAAATGGCAGTACAGGTACTCCTAGACACACCCCCCGGACGTGCATCACTTTTCCGCAAGGCAGAATTGTGACATCGCCGTCCTGGCAACACGCATTGCGCTTGCCTTGACAATCAGAAGCGGGGTATCAATCCCGCCTCCCGCTAGTTTATGCTGGAGCGAACAGCACTTTGCACCCCTCTCAGAGTACAAAGGTTCGTAGTACCTGGATTGTCAATACAGGTAGCAGCTGGCAGAGTCAAGCGCATCGAAATGCTTGGGCTACTAAGTGTCAGGTTCCAAGAAAGACTTATTTGGTGCTTTCGAGGATTACCGACCTGCCTAAGTATCTGTAAGTGCTGGTTCACCTCCCCCCACCTTCACCTCTACACCGACATAGTCGAGTGTGTTGGCTGGTTTGAGTTGTAGTGTTTCCGACGAACAGACTTGTTTCAAGGGGTGGTTCCCACCATCCAACCCCTACCCGGTGGTCTCTTGACCGCCCTACTGAAGCACCCGAAGTCTCCATAGGACATACTCAGATCCATGTCGTTTCTCTCTTACCCTTGCCTAACCCATGTGGACCAGACGAGAGGAAGCGTCACAAGCGTCACTATATCGCGCTTGTGGGCATGTTAGATCAAATCTTCAATGCAATTGTGTTAGCCATCACTGGCATACCGTTGCCGGTATTCACCGCAGGTCACCCTGGCCACATTGCTGTGGAATGCAAGGCTAAGACTTGAAAGATCTAAGCTTCGGATAGGAATGAGACAGGGGGAATTCTCCCTGAAACATACTTGGCGTCCCGAGAGTTTGGGACCCCAAAACTTGACTAAGCTGGACTTACACGTCTAAGGCGACGATGCCAGAACAATCGTGGTGAGCATTACCGACATTTATCTTGTCGGAGGTGAGAGATTATCACCAGCGGAAAGGTACCAGATTTCATTTTCTGGGACGACGTCCTCTCCGCTCTGCTCTGATGCACCCCGTCCGAAGAACTCATCTAGTTCCTCGGCGTCCATGCCTTTGGGTCCGGAATATACAACCAGACTTGAGGGTTCATGGATGGGAAGGTTCGTACCTTCGACCTCCCATGGTACATCTACCACTGTTGAGCGATCTTGGAAGATCGGGCTTGACCACGCTGGACAATCGGCAAGACTGAAGAAGTCGAACCTGAGGTCCTCTTCCCGCACGACAGGATCGAGCTGTTTAACAGTTCTCCTTCGTACAGGTTTGAGTTTTTCCTCGTCCATGGTGATTTGGGCCCTGCTCCACTTACCAGAGTCACTACGGAATTGCGAATCGTAAAGAATCACTAATCCGGAGTCGGCTCGTGGGAGCACGGGGAACAGCCAATCTCGCCGCCCCTCCAAGCATTTGCTCAACTTCATTGGGCGAACATCCTTTATCGCCTCACGCAAAGCTCGGATCTCTGATACTTGTGACGGCCGTTTCAGACTCTCTATCTCTCCAGGAGTCTTCATCGGTTTGGCTTCCAGCTTCTTTAGCTGAGCCTTCGTCATATCAGTCCAGAAAGGTGATTTGATGGACTCAAAAAGTCCTACCCAACTGGAATATTGATCCTTACGTGAAACGTACTCACCATTTACGCCATCCGAAGTCACCCACTCTTCTCGAGTAGCTTCGTACCGCGCTGAGTTCGCATGTGTCCGGGCCACTGGCTTTGGCAGACGACTGAGGTATTTTCCCAGTTCCTTGTCTGCTGCCTTTAGCGCACCGCGATCTTTGATCAAAAATGAATTTAAGACCCCTTCCGAAGCAGCCGCTGCGACTTGACGTTGCAGGCGGGATGCCCCGGGTTTCGAATCCGCATATTTGAGATCAACGCCGTATCCACCTAAGTGGGAAGGGAAGAAGAAATTAGGGACAAAGCCACCAATTGGCAACTTGGACCGATTCATCAACCCATCAGGCAAGAACGCGATAGATTCCGGACACAGATCAAACATTTTGTTAAATGCAGATCCGATCTCGAATGGAGAGCTCTTCTCCTCGCCAGACTTCAGAGAGAAGTTGTAAATCAGCTTTTGGTTAACGTACCCAAATTGCCGATTTCCACCTGGCGTCATCAGAAACTGAACATTGTTCACCATCGCAAAGTAGCGGCTGGTGTAAGACTTACCCAATGAAGGTGTTAGTCCGACATCCAAAGCACACTGCTCAAAGATAGGAACAAGCGCGGGGGGACAAGGGAACATCAGATCGTCACCATTGATGATGACCATCGATTTGATTAGTTCCACTTCGTCGCTATCCGCGAGTATGCCCAGTTTCAACCCTTGTGATAGACATTTCAAAACGCCTGCATAATTAATCATGCACAAGAGAGGAAAAGATAACGGATGGCCCATGAGCTGGCCATTTGTTTGCTGAACCGCTTCAGCAATTCCCTCGAAGAGATGTCGATCCTCGTCCTTGACGTCATCGAGAATCTTGTCGTACTGGATCTGGGTGCCATTCAGATCGTGAGGCACCTCAAGCTTCATAATACGCTCGACTTCCTTGACAGCAGTCAGAGACGATTCCAGGTTAAGCTTGTCGGTTGCGGCCTCGTAATCAATCGAGTTCCACACCCAGCTTTTGTACCTGGC